CCCTATTTCGACGGCATCGCCGACGCGCTCAAGGTCAACGATAGCCGGTTCGTCCCGAGCTACATCTTTGCCGAGCCGGTGAAAAACCCCCGTGTCGTCGTGTCGATCGAAGGATGCGCAGCATGACGCCCCGCGTTCTCGAATATGTCGCCGACGCCGCGACGCTGCTCGACGTGACGGTCGATCAAGTCATGAGCAAGTCCAGGAAAGCACCACTTCCGGAAGTGCGCGGCATCGTCATGGCTCGCCTGCGCGACGGCGGGTTCACTACCACGCAGATCGGCGCGTGGTTCGGCCTCAATCACGCCACCGTCATTCATTGGACCACGCCTGGTTATAGGGCTCGCCGCAGTCGGCGAAATAGCTGTGGAAGAGCTATTGATCGACTCAACGGGCAGGGAGCATAGACTGCCCGATGGAACACCAGCGCATAGCACAGATACCGACTCCGGCCAATGTCGAACAGGCATGGCAGGAATACCATGCGCTCGCCACTGAGTATGTGGCCGACGACACCCGCAAGATTGACTTTGAATTCTGCAAGAAAATGGCGCGGGCATATCAGCGTTGGAGCGACGTGTTTTTGCGTGTGGGGGGCGCATAGAGCATGGCAGGCGTCGGCTTCTATCGAATGCAGCGCGGTTGGCAGGAAGGCGCCCTGTTCACGGGAGAGCCCTTCTCCAAACGCGATGCCTGGGTCTGGCTGATCGAGGAAGCAGCCTATGTGCCCCGCGAAATTATGGTGTCCGGAAGGGCAATCACACTCCAGCGCGGGCAGCTTTGCCACTCGTTGCGCTTCATGGCGCGCGCCTGGAAATGGGACGAAGCGAAGGTGCGTCGATTTATTTCTCGCGGAAAAATCCTGAAACAAATCGACGCATCGACCGACGCAGGACAGACGCTGATAACTATCCGTAATTACGACAAATATCAGTCTCCGCAGCACGCGAACGACGCAGCCAGTGACGCAGAAACGACGCAGCAGCGCCGCGGCGACGACGCAAACGAGAATGAAGGTAAAGAAATAAAGAAAGAAGAAGAAAGTGCCGCTGGAGCGGCTTCGCTCTATGCGTTCGAGGGACGGGTGATCCGTCTCAAGCGGTCCGATCTGGACAAGTGGCTCTGTTCCTGGCCCGACATCGATGTCGTGGCGGCTCTGCAAAGCAGGGACGATTGGTTAGCGACGGAAGCCGACGAGTCCACGCGCCGCAAGTGGTTCCTCACCACCTCGAACCATCTGGCGAACCTCCAGCAACGGGCGAAATCGGCGCGCGATCCGGTGTTGGACGAGTTCCGAATATGAACCCGACCAAGCCGGGCAAGCAACTCTGTCCCGAGTGCTCGCATACCCGGCGCAACAAGCGGGACAGGTGCCTGTCGGTGTTTCAGGTCGACGGTGGATTAGCGTGGCGGTGTCACAATTGCGGGTGGAGTGGAAGCAATGTCGATTCACGAGCGGCACAGGGAATGGATGGCCGGGCGCATGCTCGATCCGGTGCTGGCGGAAAAGTTTGGGATCGAAACGACGCGCGACGGCGAAGGGTTTTGGCTGACCGTGCCGTACAGCGAGCGCGGCCGCGTGGTGAACCACAAGTACCGGATGACCAACGAAAAGCGGCACCGCATGGACAAGGACGCGCCGCTCCTACTGTGGAACCACGACGCGTTGCTTGCGCCGGAAGTCCAGAGCGGCGGAACGCTGATCATCACGGAAGGCGAGTGGGATGCACTGGTGGCGCTGCAAGCGGGTTTTCGCCACGTAGTCTCGGTCCCGAATGGTGCTCCAGCGGAAGAGACGGAAAACCCGTTCGACGCCCGCCGCTATGAATTCCTGAACCGATCGCGTGATCTGCTCGACAACGTCGGCACGTTCATCCTGGCGACGGATGGGGATGAGCCGGGCAGGGCACTCGCCGCAGACTTGGCCAGATTGCTCGGACCGGAGCGGTGCCGGTTCGTCACATATCCCGAAGGTTGCAAGGATCTGAACGATGTTCAGATGTCCGATGGTCGAATGGTTGTCGAACTGATCGACCGTGCCAAGCCCTACCCGATCAAGGGGCTATATCGGTTCGACGACTTCCCCGAGCCCGCGCCTGTCCAGTCCCTCAAACTTGGGATGGCGGGTGTAGACGGCTTATTCGAACTGGTGCCTGGCACGTTCACCGTAATCACCGGCTACGCTGGCCACGGCAAAACCTCCTGGCTGATGGCAGCGCTCGCGAAGCTCCTGAAGCGCGGCGTGCCGATGGCTTTGGCGTCGTTCGAGACAATGACCAAGCCGATCCTTCTGCGGCGATTGCGCGCGGCGATGTACGAGGTGGCGGAATTCAAGCCGGAGTGCCTACGCACCGGCCCAGCTGACGAAGTGTTCGCAGACAAGTTCGGGATCATCGCCCAAACCGCAGATGACGACGAAAGCGAAATGACGCTCGAAAACCTGCTCGAGCTGGCGAAAATCGCGGTGCTGCGCGACGGCATTCGCTTGTTGGTGATCGATCCTTGGAATGAGATCGAGCACAAGCGCCGTTCCGACGAGAGCGAGACGGATTACACCGGCCGCGCCATCCGGGCGATGAAGCGGTTTGCCAAGCTCTACGAGTGCGCGGTGTGGCTGGTCGCGCACCCACGCAAACCTCAGACAGACGGCAAGCTACGCATGCCGAGCCTGTATGACCTGTCGGGATCTGCGAACTTCGCGAACAAGGCGGATTTTGGCGTGGTGATCCATCGCCCCGATCCGAAGGCATCGTTGATTGATTTCCGCGTCGCCAAGGTCCGCATGGGGCTTCCCGGGCACATGGGGCAAATCTCGCTCAGCTGGGACTCCGGCACCAGTTCCTACAGCCTGTTCGGCGATCCAGCATGAAAACCATCATCATCCTATCAGCAGCACTCATCGGCACAGCGATGGTCATTGCTCAGTTCGCCCGTCCGACAATCACGAGCTGGCGGGAAATGCTGAGCAGCCTCTCCATTACCATTGCCGGGGTCGCGCTGCCGTTCATCGCTTGGATGGTGGTGTCGTGATGCTGGCGAGCTGCCATGCTTGAACTCACCACGCTTTCAGGAGACGCGGCTGTAGTGTTTTTGGCCGAGGCGCTGGGACGCGAGCGCCAGCTGACCGAGCACGAAAGTCGCATCCTTCAGCGGGCGGTGAAGCGAGGGCACGGAGCATTCAGGCGCTGGACCGTGGGCGACGACGTGCGATTGATGAAGATGCACAAGGCCAAGCGCAGGGCGGCAGATATCGCCGAAGCGCTTGGCAGGACAGAATACGCCGTGACGACACGGCTGCGGGATTTGAAGAAGCGGGAGAAGGTACGGTGAGCGAAGTGCGCGACGCGATCCTTGAGGGGTTGGCTGATGGGCGCTCACTGCGTTCGATTTGCCGAGATGAGGGAATGCCGAACGTCGCGACCGTTATGCGGTGGTTGGCAGATGATGCGGCATGGTGCGAACAATACACGCGCGCGCGATTGGCGGGCGACGATGCCATGGCAGAGGACATCCAGGACATCGCTGACGATGCAGGACTGGATCACAACGACCGCAAGGTGCGTATCGATGCACGCAAGTGGCTGCTCGCAAAGCGCCAGCCGAAGAAATATGGCGACAAGCAATTGGTCGGCTCCGACCCGGACAATCCGCTGCCTAACAGCCTGACTGTGGCATTCGTCAAAACCAACGAGCCGACAACGGATGCAAGTTGAGCTTCCGGGTTGGGCTGACTGCCTATGGCAACCCTATCGACATATAGCACTCCACGGCGGCCGTGGGGGAGCCAAGAGCCGGTCAATCGCCCGTGCGTTGGTGATCCAATCGGCGCAGCAGCATAAGCGCGTTCTGTGTGGTCGCGAGGTGCAGAAGTCGATCAAGGACTCGGTAAAGCGCCTGCTCGACGATGAAATCGACCGCTGCGGATTGGGAAAGGCATTCGAGAGCACCGATAACGAGATCAGGGGGCCGCACGACAGCCTCTTCCTGTTCGCCGGCATCAAGGGCAATGCGACGGGCATCAAGTCTATCGAGGGCATAACCGACTTTTGGGGAGAAGAGGCGCAGACGTTCAGCCAGGCGTCTATCGATACGGTTGTGCCGACGATCCGCGCAAAGGGATCCCGACTGATCTGGAGTTGGAACCCAGACCTTCCGACTGACCCAATTGACGCTATGTTCCGCAGCGAAGGCGAGCCGCCGCCGAACAGCTTCGTTCGAGAGGTCAACTTCGACGAGAACCCGTGGTTTCCAGACGTGCTGCGCGCCGAGATGGAATATGATCGATCACGCGATATCGATAAGTTCAACCATGTATGGCTCGGCAAATACCGCCTGAACAGCGAAGCGCGCGTGTTCAAGAATTGGCGCGTGGAGGCATTCGACAGCCCCCAAGGCGCGGAATACCGGCAAGGCGCCGATTTCGGTTTCAGCATCGATCCAAGTTGCTTAGTGCGCTGCTGGATCGAAGGGCGACAGCTGTTCGTCGATTACGAGGCGTGGGGGCTCAAGGTAGAGATCAATAATCTGCCCGAGCTGTTTATGACGGTACCGGGAAGCGAGAAATGGTGGACGACGGCGGACAGCTCGCGGCCTGAGACGATCAGCTATTTGCGCAATCACGGCTTCCCGCGCATCCGCCCTGCGATCAAGGGCGTGCGGTCGGTCGAAGAGGGTGTCGAGTTCCTCAAGAGCTTCGATATTGTCGTCCATCCACGCTGCACGCACCTGATCGATGAATTGACCCACTACAGCTATAAGACCGACAGCCTGACTGGTGATGTGCTTCCCATCCTTGAGGACAAGGACAATCACCTGATCGACGCGTTGCGATATGCGTGCGAGGGTGCGCGCAGAGCAGGGGCGATGACTAAGGCGTCTCCTGCTATGGTCGCGCCGATGGTATCCGCATTCAGGCGCGGCTAATCCCCCAAAATCCCCCATTTCAGAAAAAGCGTGGCGCTGGTGTATTTGGTTCTCCGCAATGGCGGACGATCCCCTACCCGAAAGCGATACCGAAGACGCTGACGCTGGTGTTAGCGACGCGTTGCAGGAAGTGCACAAGCTCGCGCTGCAGCGGTTCGACAGTGTCGCCATGCCGCAAGCGGAGATGCGCGCCCAGTCGCTAGAAGATCGCCGTTTTGTCACGATCCCTGGCGCACAGTGGGAAGGGCAGTGGGGCGAGCAGAACGAAAACGCCCCGCGCCCCGAAGTCGACAAGATCACCAAGTCGCTCGAAAAGATCGAAACCGACTATCGAGAGAACCGGCTCACGGTCGATTTCAAGCCAGCGAACAGTTTGGCGGATCAGGACACCGCGGACCTACTGGACGGCCTGCACCGCGCCGACAGTTATAATTTCAAAGCACAGCAGGCCCGCGACAACGCGTTTCAAGAAGCGATCCGAGGCGGGTTTGGGGCGTATCGCCTGACGACCGACTACGCTGACCCGTACGACAAGGACAGCGACGCACAGCGCATCAATCCGGGTATGACAATCCCGGATGCGGATCAGGCAGTGTATTTCGGACCCTCTGCGCTCTACGACAAATCCGATGCTCCCTGGGTGTTCGTGGTCAGCGCCGATGCTCGGGAGATCGCTGTAGACAAATGGGGCGAGGACAATATCGACGAGTGGGGCACACCCCGGCTCGATTACAAGTTCGACTGGTACACGCCCGAGATCGTCCGAACCGCAGAATATTACGTCGTTGAGGATTCGACCGACAAGCTCATCATCCTGACCAACGATGTGACGGACGAAGAGCGGCGCTTTTACCAGTCCGAGATTACCAACGAGGAATTGGCGGACCTGAAGGCGCAGGGCTGGAAGCGCCGCACGCGCACTGGCAAGCGGAAGCGGGTTCGCAAGTACATCCTCAACGGCACCAAGGTTCTGAAGGACTGCGGATACATTGCCGGAGATAGTCTGCCGATTGTCCCGGTGTACGGCCGCCGCGACTATGTCGATGGTATGGAGCGTTGGCGGGGTCACGTCGCCAAACGCAAAGATCGTCAACGTCTCTATAACGCGGGCGTCGCGAACCTCGCCGAGACGCAGGCCCAAGCGCCGTTTGAGGTCCCGATTGTCGCGGCCGAGCAGATCGCGGGTCATGTGACCGGCCCTGATGGGGCATTGATGACGCTGGCCGAGCATTGGGCGCGCGGCAACATCGATCGCGCGCCGTTCCGCGTCATCAATCCGTTGGTCGATCCGGTGACCGGGCAATATGTCCAGCTTGGCCCGCTCGGGAAGATCGAGCCGCCGCAGGTGCAGCCGGCAACCGCCGCCGTGCTGCAGATCACCAGTCAGGACCTGACGGACGATGACGATGGCGCGGACGAGGTCAAGGCCAACGTCTCGGCCGATGCCATGGATATCGCAGCCGAACGCGTTGACTCCCGTTCCGCCATGTATCTCGACAACATGCGTCAGAGCGTCGAGCGCGAGGCCGAAATCTACAAGGGTATGGCGCGCGATATCTACTGCGAGCCCGGCCGCGTGGTCGATACGCTATCCGCCGATGGCGAGGACGGCACGGCCCAACTTGGCGAGCAGATCGTCGACGACAACAACGTCTATCGCATCCGCCATGACCTATCGCGGGGCCGGTACAAGGTCGTCGCGTCGGTGCAGGAATCGACATCGACCAAACGTCAAAAGGCCGTCCGCCAATCGTTGGGCATGGCCGAAGTGGCGATCAAGGCGGGCGATGTGGATCTAGCAAAAGCCTGCGTGCTCACCGCCATGACGAATGTCGATGGCGAGGGCATGGAGAACCTCCAGCGGTACGCGCGCAATCTCGGCATCCAGATTGGGCTGATCGAACCGACGCCCGAGGAACAGCAGAAGTTGGCCCAGGCAGCACAAGGACAGCAGCCAAGCCCAGCCGACCAGGCATTGGCGGCGCAGGCGAACGAACTGGCATCCAAGGCCAAGCTCAACGAGGCAAAGTCCGTCGAAACGCTTGCGTCGGCGCACCTCAAATCCGCCCAGGCAGAGGTCGTTGGAGGCCCAGTATCCGAACCGGACAAGCCATCCGGCCTGTCTGCGCCCGAAGTCGTCGAGAAACTCGCCAGCGCCGATCTGAAGACCGCCCAGGCCGAACATCTCCGGCATGGGATGGGGCTGAAGGCAGCGGAGACGGTGCATGGAATGCACATGGCCGAACGGCAGCAGGATCACGCTGAGAAAGCGCCCAAGGAGGCAGCATGAACACCGACGATGATGATGACGCGCTCGACCTGACCGAGGAAATGGTGATCGCCGAGCCCGGTGAAGGCGTCGCCGACGATGACGATCCCGGCTCCGTCACTCACACCGAGCCTGAGGACGAGTTCAGCCTGGAACTCGAAGGCGAGGTGGAAGAGGAAGAAACGCCTCTGATCCGTAGGCTTCGCGAGGAGCTGACCGATACCAAGCGTGAGCTTGCGGAGCGCCGCAAGGCCGACACGCCGAAGATCGAAGTCGGAGAAAAGCCGACGCTCGAAAGCTGTGACTTCGACCCTGACAGGTTCGACCGCGAATATGACGCGTGGAAGGATCGAAGGGATCAAGCCGAACGACAGGGCCGCGAGGAGAAAGAAAAGGAGGAGGTGCGCAATCGGGAGTTCCAGCGCAAGTTTGCGGCGTATCGTGGCAAGCTTGAGGCGATGCCGTTGCCGGCCGAGCAGAAGAAAGCGGCCGAAGAAACTATCATCAACGCACTCCCTACGCTGCTGCAATCCGCGATCATCTCCTATGCCGACGATCCGGCCAAGGTCGTCGTAGCGCTGCACAAATATCCGCAGAAGCTCGCTCAGCTCGCCGCCGAGCCCGATCCGATCCGGTTCGTGCTCGCGATCAAGGAATTGGAAGGAAAGCTCACCGTGAAGAAGCGCACAGCACCGGCCCCGGAATCCGAAACGATCCTGCGCGGGTCGGCCCCATTGTCCGGCACCAGCGACAAGAATGAAGCCAAACTCGAGAAGGAAGCTGAGCGCACCGGCGACCGCTCGAAACTGATCGCCTATCGCGCGCAGAAGCGCAAAGCAGCCTGAGGGATATAGACCATGGAACGCGAACTCACTCCCTCCGAGGTCCAGCAGGCGCGTATTGCCGGTGTTCCCACCAGCCGTCCCGGCTATGGCGGCGAATACCCGAAGATGCTCTACAAGCCCGGGACCAACCCCGCGCACAAGCTGTACGACGAGCCGCTGAAAATGGCAGGCGTTGGGCATTTCCAGACGCGGACTGTCCAGGACGCCGACGAAGAGGCGGTTGCCGTCGCTGAGGGCTGGGCGCTCAAGCCGGAACCATCGAAGTCGAAGGCCGCTTGACGCGAACCGGGTAACACGGTACCTAGATACCAGCACCAAACCAGGGACCTCCGCCTGAGACGGGAGAGATGGGTGTGATTGAGCCGATCGCGGCTCTCACCAAGTCTCTCAGGAGGTCCAATTGGGCACTGCATTCACCAAGGCCGAACAGGTCGTCTTCGACGAGATGGTCGAGGGCTTCGACGACATGCTCTCTTATGGCGCGCTGGCTCGAAAGTATGAGCCGCTCTCGCCGGAGCAGATGGTCCACACGCGCGATCGTTTCTGGATCGAAGCGCCGATGATCGGATCGAGCTATGATGGCTTCGACCAGACCGCCAATTTCGACGGCCTGACCGAGCTTTCGGTGCCCGCGACGGTCGGGTTCCACAAGTCGAGCCCGAAAACGCTGTCGGCGAAGAACCTCCGCAATACCGGCGCGCTTCGCATGTATGCCGACGCAGCCAAGACCAAGCTCGCGGCCGACGTGAATATCGCGCTGCGTAACCGTGTCGCGCTGGAGGGCTCTCAGTTCGTCAAGCGCACCGTCGCAGCCACCGGCTTCGACGATCTCGCGCTCGCTATGGCGGTGATGACCGAACAGGGCGTGCCGGCAACTGATCGCGTCGCCATGATCGGCGTTCGCTCGGGTATCCCGATGGCGTCGAACCTCGCCGCCCGCTCGGAATCGACGAGCCGCTCCGATACCGCCTATCGTACCGGCCTCGTTGCTCCTGGCATCGCGAATTTCGACACCTATTCGGACGATGCGCCGGTTCGGTTGGCGGCTGCGACCGGTGGCACGACCACGGTCAACGGTGCGAGCCAGTATTTCGAGCCGAGCGCCTATTATACCGAATCCGATGGCGAACAGATCAACCTCGATAACCGCCGTCAGAACCTGACCGTCACCGCTGCGACCTACGCCAACATCAAGATCGGCGATGCGTTCACGATCGCGGGCGTCAACTCGGTCCATATGATCGAGAAGCAGGATACGGGCCAGCTGCAGACCTTCCGCGTCGTGGGCAAGCCGAGCGCGGGCGTGATCACCATTTCGCCGGCCATCATCTCCAACGGCGGCAGCACGATCGCGGGCAAGGAATTCCAGAACGTGACCGCCACGCCTGCGAACGGTGCCGCGATCACCTGGCTCAACACCGTCACCGCCGAACTCAACCCGTTCTTCGTCAAAAACGCGCTGATGCTCATTCCGGGCAGCTTCTCGGTCGATCCGGAGGACGGCTGGCAGACGATGCGCGCCACCACGCCCCGGTTCGGGCTGGGCATCACCTACACGCGGCAGGGCGATATCAACACCCTCAACGTCAAGGCCCGTTGGGACATCGATTTCGGCACCGTCCTGCTCAATCCGCAGATGGCCGGCGCCATCGCGTTCAACCAGACCTGATTCGAGCGACTTAGGCGACCATTCCTCAGGAGTAGAGACGATGACCAACAAGGTTCGCCAAGACGCCGAGCATCAGCTGGCAGTCGAGCGCGAGAAGCAGAACATTCTACAGAGCACGGGCACGGAAGGCGAAGTCGACGCCCGCCTGTCGCGCTGGCATGGCTGGGACGAAATCCAGGGCTGGGCCGATCTTCTCGAATTGGGTCCGAAGGAATTCGAGGACCGCATTTCCGAGAAGGCCGACAACCCCATCCCCGAGAACAAGGTCTATGGCCTGCTCGCACTGGAGCGCAACGGCCAGAACCGCGCGCCGTACATCAAGGCGGCGATGAAGCGCCTCGATCTCAAGCCGGACGAACTGCCCGGTGGCGGTCCCGCGTACGCCAACACCGTCACGCCGATCGAAGACCTCTAATCCCGCGCCCGGAGGGTTTCGATCCTCCGGGCTCTCCGGAGCCCTGCGATGCCCGTTCGTCTTCTGAAGCAATATAACGGACAGGCGGCCAATACGCTCTATTGGGGTCCGGACGAGGATATGCTGCGGGCAACCGGCGTTGCCGATGACCGCGTGATGCTGGCGAGCGACTACCAGCAATCCGCGCGTATCGTCACCGCAGCTTCGGCAACAGTCACTCGGAATGCCCTCGTTTACCTCATGAACTCCGGTTCGGCGCAGGTGCTGACGCTCGACAAGACAGGGCATCTGGACCCCGGCGCCGTAATCACCGTGATCCAGCAAGGGGCGGGGGCTACCACCATCACACCGGCTTCGGGTGTGACGATCAACACCGCGCTTTCGTCGCTGATCACCAAGGGCCAGTACAACGTTGCCCAGCTGGTAAAGACCACTGCTGCCGATACGTGGATCGCCTTCGGCGGCCTGGGCGGGTGATGGCCCCGTGATCTACTCTATCACCGGGAATATCGCAGCCGGTGGCATCCTCGGAACGTTGAACGCCACCGTTTCGGGCGGTGGCACCACGCTTTCCGCGTTGAGTGGTACATTCTCATTGCCGGAGAGCGCGAACGCTGGCGATATTGCGGGTGCGCTGAGCGGAAAAACCAGCGGATCGACGCTCAGCCTTACGGACGATGCGGGCGGGCGCGTCGCCCTGTCCGGCGGCAACGTTGTTCGCGGCGCGACTGCGCTGGATTGGGAGACGGCGACCAGCCACAGTTTTACCGTGCGCGAGACGCTTGCCGGCGCGACAAACACGCCGCGCGACACGGTACTGTCGCTTGGGGTTAGCAACGCCACCGAGGTGACGATTTCCGGCACGCCGGGAAGTGCGACACAGGGCAGCGCGTACAGCTTCACGCCGACTGCCGCGAATGGCTGGGGGACGAAATCGTTCGCGCTCACCGGTACGCTGCCAGGTGGTCTTTCGTTCAGCACGTCAACGGGGGCGATCACAGGTACCCCGACAACCGCAGGCACAACGACGGGCCTGAACATTACTGTCACTGATACGAGCGGGTCCGCCGCGCTGGGCACGTTCTCGCTTGTCGTGAATGCGTCTGGAAGTTTCGCAGGGGCGGTTCTAGGCGACTTCCACGGGCAGTCTAACAGCGCCGGCAATGGCGCGATCACCCTGACGCAGCCGCCGATCCAAGGCCAGTTCGACCGCGTCTTGCAGACCAACCACAAATATATCGATTCGGGCACGAACCCGCAGACGATCACGCTACAGGTCGTTTACACCGGGCAGACGATCGACGGGGTTACGGGGCCAAAGACCGAAGTCGCGTCGTCCGACGATGTCGGGCAGACCGTCATTTCCGCGCTTTCGGGGCTCGCGCAATTCATTTCGGATACCTCAGCCGGATCTACCCTGTTCCCCGGCTGCTCACTGTTCCTGGCCGACAAATATGCCGTCGGCGGCACAGAGCAGACCTATTGGTCTCCGACCCTCATCAACGCGGCGACCGGCTCGGGATGGGGCGCGACCTATGGCGGCCTGGGCTGGACCAAAGCCAATGCGATGAAATACGCCATTACGGCGGGCTATGTCGCGGCCAACTCGACGCGTGTCGCATTCAGCGCTTATGCCCAAGGTGAGCGCGATTCGCAGCTCGCACTGCAGGCGCACAATGGCCTCAGTGGAGACGAGGACGCTTGGGTCGCGGCAGCGTTTGCTGACGCCTATGTCACTTCCTGGGCCGCCAATCAGGTTCAGACGATCAAGACCACGCGCGGCTACCACGGCGTTGCCGCTCTTCCTTACATCTTCCTCGGTTTCGTCCAGAATGCGGCGGGCGTTGGTTATACTACGACCGGAACGCCAGAAGCTAAAGTTCGCGAAGGGATCATTTGTCAGCAACTGAACATCGCCCGCTGGTCCGTGCGGCTGAAGTCGGATGAGAGCGGTATCGACATCACCGATCTCGGGACCAATCGACTGGACTTCTCGTGGAATTACACGACGCAGCTACCCGTCATCACCGACAGCGGTGTCGCGGCGCCGTACAAGGACAACAACGTCTATTTCATCGATGCCAGAGGCTATACCACGGGCGACGGCCTGCACCATGACGCCGTCGCGCAGTGCAAGATCGGCAAGGCACTCCGGCATCTGCTCGAAAATATCTATGGCGCCGGAGGCATTCCCGGAAGTGGCAATGCGCTGACGACGATCCTCCCCACCTTCCAAGTGCAGCCCTATTATTCAAGTGCGAGCGGTCCCACGGTGTTGCGGGTCAATCTGGTCCCCACCTTCGGGTCGACGGTCTACGCCACGGCCTATGCCAGTGGATCGGCAACCCCGACAGCCGCACAGGTAAAAGCCGGGACCGGAACGGGCGCGGCCGGGACGGGTTCGCGCTACGTCGGTACCGGCACTTATCTCCGCACAGTGGCGATGAGCGGCCTCACCGCTTCGACCAACTATGACGTTTACGCGGTGATCGAGGATGCGTCGGGCAATCTCTCGTTCGTTTCGGACAAACTCGCAACCGCCACGCCATCGGCTGGGACCCGCATGTTCGACAGCCTCAGCACGGTACCGCTCATCGGATACAGCTTCCGGCTGCTGCGCTCGGACTATACTGGCCCGGTAGCCCGCGTGCGCCGTGACAGCGATAACGTCGAACTCGATATCTACTCCCTGGATGGGAACTGCGACCGCAATGCGATCATGTCGTTCTGCGGGGCCGCTGGCCATTTGGTGAAGTGGTATAATCAGGGCAGCGGAAACAGCGCCTATGACGAGGTGCAGGCGTCTGCATCGCTCCAGGCAGCGATTGTCAACAGCGGCACCATGACGCAGATCGCCAGCGCCGGTTCGTCGACCAGCGGCGATAATAAGCAGGCCGCCTACAAGCCGACCGGCACGGCTTCCATGGGTTGTTCGGGGTGGAGCGCGCAGCAGACCGCGCCGATCTCAATGGCAGTGGTTGCGCAATTCCCAAGCGGAAATGGAACTTTGCTTGGTTCTGACACGACTGGCGGGTTCGAAATCCAGCAGACTTCTACCGCGATCTCACTGCGCAAGCGGGGCACCGCTGCATTTGCGACCGCGACATCGACGACGCAGAGCGGGGTGCATCAAGTGCACGTCGATTTCACGCAGTCGACTAGCGTGTGGCAGGTATTTCAGGACGGTACGAGTATCGGCAGCGGGACTGCATCAGCGCAGACCTTCACGGCCGGCACTACGCACATAATCGGCACGGGATCGACTGTGTTTAATAATTTGATTGGCGAAATGATATTCTGGGAAGGGGCGCTTGCGACCAGCGGGGATCGAGCGGCCGTGCAGAGCAACCAGAAAACCTATTTCGGAACACCCTGATGTTTACCCGTATTGACCCGCGCAAAGACAAGTGCTCCCCTAGACTAGGGAGGGTGCAGATATGCAATGGGCAATGGCGTTTCTACGATGGCTATTTGGCCGCGTCGACAAATGCCCGCACTGCGGTGCACCGTGCGACGCGCCAGTCCATCAGAAATGTAACGAGTGGCAGGCAATACGCTAAGGTCGTAGCGCTCTCAACGGGAGAGGGTGCATGACCACGCTCGCTCTTTTCGGCGGGCCGATCAAGTCCACGATCATCGATCGGGCCTATGGCATGTGCGGCCAGTCCGCGACTGCTGGGGAGGCGTGCACGCCAGAAGAATACGTTGTCGGGCTTTCGGCCATGAACGACCTCGCTGCGACGTTCCCCGATGCCTTCACCTTCAATATTCCGCCTCATGGAATCGGGAACGCAGCGGACGAAAGCGGACTGGCACTGTCCGACGTGCTCGGGTTCACGGCGATGCTCGCGCGCGAGATTGCCCAGACGATGGGGAAGGAATTCCGCCCCAACGCCTCGCAAACCCGCGCGATGGTCACGCTCACCACCAAATATCAGACCGTGCCTCTAACGCAGTTGGGCCGGAACACGATCAGGGGGGCCGGCAACCGTATCTGGACAGGGCCATATTTCATCGCCGACCCGTCTGACGCCGAAGTGATCCAATAATGCAGCTGCCTTTGATCCGAGGCATCAAGGGCACGTCTCGCGCCGACTTCGAAGCTGCTTATCCGGTGAACCTCGAACCCGTCTACGAACCCAACGGCATTTCGGATGGTCATGTTAGGTCCGCGATGGGAGCAAATGCTCTAGCCACGGGCCCCGGCGTCGATCGCGGCAGCATCATCTGGAGCGGCACGCATTACCGTGTCATGGGGACCAAGCTGGTCAGTGTCTCAGGTTCAACCATCACCACGCTTGGCGATGTGGGGGGCTCTGGCCCGGTCTCTCTGGAACGGTTCGATTCCTATCTCGCGATCCGCAGCGGAGCGGCGCTCTGGTATTGGAACGGCTCGGCCCTGACGCATGTGACGGATTCGGACCTAGGCGCGTGCGTCGATATCGCGCGGCTGAACGGTCAATTGTTCTCGACCGATGGCACCTACATCATTGCCGCGCAGCTGGCCGATCCGACGCAGTTCGAGACGGAGAAGTACGGCGGCGCCGAATCCGATCCGGATGGCATTGTCGGGCTGATGCGGCTTCGGAACGAACTCTATGCCTTGGGGCAAAGCACGATAGACGTGTTGAGCTACGTAGGAGGCGAGGGCTTCCCACTTCAATTGAACGAAGGGGCGACGATTCCGATAGGGGTGTGCGGGACGATGGCGGCGGTGCGCTATCTCCAGACCTTCGCTTTCGTCGGAGCGGGAGAAAAGCAGGGTCTTGCGGTCTGGCTAGCCCAAGGCGGGACGGCGGACAAGATTTCGACGCGTGCGATCGACGATCTCTTAGCCGAAGTCGAAGACCCTTCGAGCATCCAACTGGAACAACGATCCTCGCGTGATGAGGCGAGGCTATACGTCCATCTGCCCGACAAATCGCTGGTTTACCTGAGGGCCGCGAGTTCCGCTGCGCAGTCGCCAGTGTGGTATATTGCACGATCGGGCCTAGGGGCGGGTAAGGCCTACCGGTTGCGCAACGCCGCTCTAGTGGGCGGGCAATTCATCGTCGGGGACACGGAGACTGCTCAACTTGGCATTGCGACCGAGGGGCCCGTCACGACAGACACGCCGAACGCCTTCATGTCGATGTCAGCCGATGGCGAGACCTGGGGGCTGGAACGGGCTGCCCCGTTGGGAAAGCAGGGGGCTCGGTTCACTCGAACACAGTGGCGCCCGCATCGAAAGGTGACCAATTACCTCGGCCTCAAGTTCCGCGGTGAAACCGGGTTACCCCATTTCGGGGAGGCTGCATCCTGGGAGATGCGCACGCAGCTGATCTATGTGCGGGGCATTCTGCACAAGGCTGAACTCGTCGGACTTCCGGGGCGAGGGGTTCAGGCATTCGCTGCTTGTGAGGTAGAAGTCGAGAAGCTCGCATGAGCACGAAGATCACACGCGCCGATCTGCAGCGGGTGTTTGGCAACGAGCCGAAGGTGATCCGGTTCTTTGAAGATTTGTTCGTATCGAACGCCAGCAACAGCGAGGCAGCGGCAGCAGCAGGGCAAGCGACACAGGCGATTCAGGACGCCTCTGTGGTCACTCTCGGGCCTAATGCCGCGTTCAACAACGAGCGTGTTCTAACGCCCGGGGATGGGGTGGAACTCGACACCAGCAACC